GCAGGTTGCTAACGGTTCAACGTTTTCCGTGACCGTTTCTGGCATGACGCCATCCGCTTACAACGGAACTTGGACCGCCACGGTCGTCAACGCCGCCCGCACCCAGTTCAGGGTCTCTTTCGGTGGCAACCCGGGTACCGCAACGGTATTCGGTACCGCCAAGAAGGGCAGCGCTGCTTACACAAGGCCAAGCATCGTCACCGATACTCGTCGCTGGGACGTTTTTGCTGCCGACCTTGCGTTCCCATACGACGGGCACGACGGGTACACTTACTGTTTCCTTGGCGACACCTTTGGTGCCGACTGGAACGGCCCGAACACCACCCACACCCGTGCGGGCAACACGACGATTGCTGCGGGTTCTAACGGTGTGGTTCTGAACACCTTTACTGGTACTCAGAACATCTCTCTTGCTGCTGCTGGTTCATTTACTACGACTGGTGGATATGCCGTAGTCCAGTTGGCCTCCAACGGTTCTGCGCTGGCATACATCAAGTACAACAGCCGAACCACTACTACGCTTTCCGGCTGCACGCTTATCTATGCCCCGGACCCCACCAAGGCGCTTACCACTGGTGATGTGGTCCGTGGTGACGACGGTTGGACGGGTGCCGGATGGCGTTCCAACACGCTGTTCAGGCACTCGGATACCGATCTTTCCAACGGCATCACGATTTCTGAGTTTATGAATCTTCAGAGCCCGCAAGGTTTTGCCAAGCAGGCTATTCCCGGTGTCCAGCAGTCTGAGGTTCAATCAAACGCATTCGCACCATCACGGCCATACTCGTCGGCCCCCAGCCTTATCAGCGGGACGACGTATGAAATCACAACAAATACCGCCCACCGATTTACCGTTGGCCAGACCGTCACCGCAGTTGGAACCAACACTACGACGGGTCTGATTACCTCGTTGCCGTCGTCAACCAAACTGCGTTACACGACCGCCACCTCCCCCACCGGAACTGGCACGGTCTACGGCTACACGGCAATTTCCTCCATTGTTTGCAATGACGGTGTGACCGTTGATGTCACCACTGGTATTGCGCACGGTTTTGCCGATGGACAATCGGTGCTTCTTGCTGGAACTGGCGTTCGTGACGGTGAGTACATCATTGACTCTACGTCCAGCACGACAACGTTTCGTTTCTACGCTGGGGGTTCTTCAACCTCGGCAACGACCGGCACCGTAGAGCCTGCTACCAACTCCTACTGGGATGCTGCCAACCCCGGAAACGGCATTGAAGGCACCGTTATCCCTACGGGAGCCATCGCTCTTGAGTCGCAGTCGTCGGCATTTGCCGTATCGGCTGTTACGTGGTCTGGTGGGTCCGTAACGCTCACCACCAGCGCAGCGCATAGTGCTTACGTTGGCGAACAGATCACCGTCGCCGGTCTTGCGCCGTCGTCCCTCAACGGGACGTTTACCGTAACCGGCACGCCATCAACGACCCAAATTCAGTATGCGTTGGCCAACCCGGGAACCATCACCGATCAGGTCGGCACGGTTCAATGGACTCGTCACTACTGCTATTACATGGTCATCAACTACTTCTCCACGTTTGCTGGACAGTGGTTCGTGACCTACATGGGCATTGCCTACAGTGACGACAAAGGCAATACGTGGACCCGTGAAGGCGTTTCTGGAGCCTCTTATCAGACCGTCGATCCCGCCAAGGTGTGGGTCAACAACGATAAGTGGACCGACAACTTCCAGCAGGCTTGGCCTGTTGACGGTGGAGACGGATACGTCTATTCGCTCTGCACAAGAGGCGGGCGTTTTGGTGACGCATTTCTGATGCGAGTCACCAAGGCAAACATGCTTACCAAGTCTTCCTACACCTATTGGGATGGAAGCACTTGGAATGCTGCCGCCAGCGCCGCAACGGCAATCTATACCGGATACCAAGCCGAACCCACGTTGTTTTTCCACACCGGAACAAACAAATGGCTCAGCACCTATCTCTACACCGATCCGGTATACGGCCCGTACTTCGCAATGCGGTCGTCCTCAAGCCTCACGGGGCCGTGGTCTGACGTTCAGGTCATTCTGACCAACGACAAGTTCGGTAACCAAGATGCTTACGGCGGATGGATTCATCCGTGGTCCAATACCTCGCCGCAGGCATCAACGGACTTCTACTTCATGGCCTCGTTGTTCGCTCCATACGCCACATTCCTGCTGAAATCGGTTGTCACGGGTGGTTCAACCGGAAACTTCTTCAGGTTCTTTTAGGAGGCCGTATGGCAAGCAATTTTGGAACTGATGATGCCCGCCTATTCGGGGAACTGTTTGGCCCAAGCGTAACCCCGCACCTGTTTGGTGAAATGGGAACCGCTATTGAGACCGCAACCGTTCGCTGGATTGAGGGATCTGGCCGAAACCGGCTAACAGATAGCGCAGGTCGCCCCGTTTCCGTCGTTGACGGTTTTGGCGGGTTGCGACAATTGGAAGGTGGACAATGATTACTGGACGAATCGTCAAAGACAGCGGAACCCTGCTCTATGGGTATTTCTATGTGGACGGGGTGTTGACAAGTGCTTCTGGCACCGTCAGCGTCGTGGTCACCAAGGAAGACGGTACGTCCGTAACCTCCGGCACCGCTACGTCAGTTGCTGTCGGCACCTACTCGTTCAGCCTTCCCGTTCAGACCAGTTGCAACGTTCTGACGGTCGCTTGGACCGGAAGCATCGGCGGCCTCACGAGCACCATTAGGACTCGTGTGGAGGTTGTCGGCGGCAGGTATTGCACGCTGGCCGAAGTTCGGGCTTTGGACGGTCTTTCGGACACCAATCTGTTCCCGGTGGCAACCCTTGAGGATGCCATCAGGTATGCCGAAGACACCATCGACCGTTACATCGGCGTTCCCTACACCCACCGATACGCCCGAGAAACCTTCGACGGGGACGGCAGCGGCTCCATCATGCTGCACCACACCAAGCCCTACCGGCTTCTCTCCGTCAAGGAAAACGGTACCTCCGTATCCTTCACTGATTGGGCACTCTACGATCACGGGCTTGTTGTTCGTGACGACGGCTTCTTTGCTGTTCCCGCTGGCTCCTACATCGCCGGTAAGAACATCGAAATTCAGTACGAATACGGCTACGAGTATCCTCCCGATGACATTGCGTGGTGTGCTCGCACCCTTGCCCGGTACTACTGCGTCGAACTCTTCAATCGCCTCCCAGACCGCTCTACGGCTATCCAGAACGAATACGGGACGGTCAACCTTGCTATGGCTGGTGGTCAGGGACGCCCCACGGCGCTTCCTGATGTGAATGCCATCCTGAATAGGTACCGATCTGGCGGCGGATTGGTGGTGGGCTAATGCCTACCGCTACGACAACGATCCCGGCATACAAGAGTGCCCTCGTGACGGCCCTACAGGCCCGCTCGGCGCTCAGCGCCGTGCAAGTCACCTACGGGCACCCGGGAGACGTACAACGCACTGAAACGATCTACGTCGGGGATACGAGAGGAACCCAAGAGCCTGCGGCTATCAGGGCCACCCCGACGCTACGAGATGAAACGTATACAACTGATGTGATTGTTGAAATCACTCAGATTCGTTCAACGCAAGAAAACGTTGACCTGCGAGCGGCAACTCTGGCGGCAGAAGTTGAGGCATGTATTGCCGAAAACCCTTCGCTTGGAGTTACCGGGGTTCTTTGGTCAACGGTAGTTACCTACGACATGGCTGGAGGCTTTGATGCTGACGGTCGGGTCTGCACCATCACACTAGGCGTGGAAACGCATGCGAGGTTGGTCTGATGACTGAATCAAAGAAGAAGCAGCCGGAAACCGTCACCGTCTATTACGTCGGTGGATGTGATGGGGTAATCGGTCGTTTCCCGTCGGGAGCGTTCTTTGAATGCAACCGTGGTGAAGCGATGGAAGTATCTCGGGAGGACTTTGAGAGCCTTCCAGCGAGCGAGTGGAGTACCACCAAGCCCGCCAAAACTATCAGCGCCGATAGCGGCGACACTAAGGAGAACTAAATGAGTACCATTCTGGATCAGGCCGTATCGCTCGGCGTTGAATCAACGTATGGGACGAGTGTTGCCCCGACTCGTTCTTTTGAGGCTCAGGTGGACGTTGCCACCAAGAAGGTTGAATACCTTGAGTCTAAGGGGATGCGTGCCGGTATCGCTACCGTGCGTTCTGACCGTCGCACCATCATCGACATGGGCGGCGAGGGTTCGCTGGAAGCCGACATTCTGAACAAGGGTTTCGGCCTGCTGCTTCGTGGCATGTTCAGCACCTCTGCGGTTGCTCAACAGGGTGGAACTTCTGCCTATAAGCAGACGTTCACTGAGACCTCTGACGGCCCCACGACTTCCTACACCGTTCAGGCGCTTCGTGCCGACAGCGGTGGGACCCTCCGTACCTTCACCTACGTCGGTACGAGCATCACGGGCTGGGAGATTGGCGTTGAGACCGGGCAGTTGCTCAAGGTCAAGGCCAACCTTGATGTCCGTCAGGAGATCACTACTCCCTCGGCTACCGCTACGTCCTACCCGACAAGCACCACGCCGTTCGATTGGACGCAGGCCGTTGTCACTATCAACAGCAACGCTTCCGCCGTCAAGTCGTTCAACCTGACTGCCGACCTTGGCATGCACGTTGACCGTCGTTACCTGACGGGTTCGTCGCTCAAGAGCCAGCCGATTCGCAAGAGCCTGCCGGTCTACGAGGGCACGATTGAACTGGACTACGCCGACACGACGTTCTACACGATGTTCACGGCCGGTTCGGTGGTTCCGATCACCCTGACCTGCACTGGTTCGCAGATTGCGAGCCCTTACAACTACACGTTCAAGATCACGCTTCCCGCTTGCCAGTTCACTGGTGAGACGCCGAAGTCTTCGATGGACGATCTTACGCAGCAGTCGCTGCCTTTCGTGGTGCTGCACGATGGGTCGAACGCTCCCATCACGGTGGAATACACCAGCATTGACACCACTCCGTAATGGAGGTGCCTCATGGCAATTGACAAGATTCAAGTTGAGGGTCTTGGCAAGTTGAACCGTGAGTTGAGGGAAATTGGTGGGGCAGAGGCCCGTCGTGCGATTGCGGCTGCTCAACGTGAAGCGGCTCAGATCGTTTACGAGGAGGCCCTGCCCCACGTTCCCGTCGGCTCTAACAGCGGTGAACCCGGCAAGCGAAGCAAGAACCCCGGACGGCTCAGGAAGTCGCTTAGGGTCACTGCTAAGCCTTCTGGGGCAACGGTGGCAGTCGGTGGGGCTCGTGTCCCGTATGGCGCTGCCATTCACTGGGGTTACCCGACTCGCAATATTGAGGGTCGCCCCTTCATTTACAACGCCTTGGGCAAGAAGCGTGAGGCGGTTCGTCTGAAGTTCCTTGAGGAACTGGACAAGGTTCTGACCCAATTCGGGCTGAACAAAGACAACATATAACGATTTCTGGGAGGAATCATGGACAACATTTTTGAACTTGATATCAACAGTCTTACCATTGGTGAGATTGAGGAGATTGAAGACCTCGGCGGTCAGCCGATTGACTCGCTTTTCTCCGCAACCGGCAAGAAGGGTAAGGCTCTCCGTGCTATCGCTTTCGTGATGAAGCGCCGGGAGAATCCCGACTTTACGTGGGAAGAGGCTGGCGACCTTCGCATCAACCTTTCCAGTGACGAGCAGGACCCTACGTCGCCCGAAGACTAGGAAACATGCTTGCCGTCTGCCATTTTTACGGATGGACATTGGCAGACGTTCGGGCAATGACTCTTCGGGATTTTGATGCTGCTTGCGACTTCTTGATCGAATACAAGAAACGTGAGGCAGAGGCTTACAAATAGTGACCGCTGATGGGTTAGTCATGCGGCAATAAGGGAGTTTTCATGGCGACTCGTCCGGGTGAAGTAAGAATCAATATTGTCGGTAACGCCGACAGGCTCAAGACTGCCACGGATCAGGCATCCAAGGAACTCAATAAGTTCGGGGAGGACGCCTCTAAGAAACTGGGCAAGATTGGGGACAGTTTCTCCAACGTCGGCAAGAAGATGACAACCCATGTGACCCTGCCCATCGTGGCTGGCCTTGGACTCATTGGTAAGGCTGCGATGGATGAAGAAGCATCCGTCAACCAGTTCAACAAGGCAATGGAGAATGCCGGTGTTCCACCGGAGGTCATCAAGTCGTATGACCAGTGGATCACCAAGCAGCAGGAAAAGTTGGGGTTTGACGATGCCGAGATTCGGCAGGTCGTGGCTCTCAACAAGCAGCGTGGTCTTTCTGATGCTGAAACCAAGCGCCGCACTACGGATGCGATGAACATTGCCCGACAGAAGGGCATTTCGCTTACCGCTGCGGAGAAGTTGTACACGCAGGCCCTTGCTGGCAGTGCTCGTGCGCTTCGTCAGTTCGGTATTGAACAGAAGAATGCTGACGGCAGCAATAAGACTTCGGCGCAGATTCAGGAAGAACTTGCCGCCAAGACTGCTGGTGCTGCCGAGTCGTACTCCAAGACCTCCAAGGGCCAGTTTGAGTCCCTGCGGCAGACGTTCCAGAACACGCTGGAAGACCTTGGCACCCAACTCCTGCCGGTTATTTCTGACCTCATGAAGAAGTTGGCCAAGTTGGCCAAGGAGTGGGGTCCGAAGATTGCCAAGTTCATCAAGGACCACGGCGAACTGATCGGCAAGATTCTTCTTGTTGCCGCTGCGCTTGGGCCGATGATTCTTGGCATTGGCAAACTTGTCAAGGTCGTGCAAACGGCCATCAAGATTGTTCAGGCCGTAAATGTTGCTCTAACGTTCCTTGCTGCTAACCCAATCGTGCTGGTCATTATTGCAATCGTTGCCGCCATTGCTCTACTCGTATTTGTCTTCAAGAAGTTGTATGACAACAACGAGAAGTTCAGGGAGATGGTTGACAAGGTATGGCAGTTCATCCAGAAGGCTTGGGACGCCATCCTCAACGTTATCAAGGTCGTCATTGATGCCATTGTTTGGTATGTGACTACCTATATCAACGTTGTGAGGACGGTTATTGAGACCGTTATCAATGTTGTTCTGGCTATTTGGAGCGCCGTCTGGAACACCATCAAGACGGTTGTGACCGCAGTGTGGGACGGCATCGTCTGGTACGTCACCACTTACATCAACGTCATCAAGACCGTTATTGAAACGGTCATCAACGTTATTGTTGGTATCTGGAACTTTGCATGGAACGCTGTCAAGGCTGGCTTTGAGACGGTCTGGAACGGCCTACTCACCATCGTCACCACGGTCTGGGACGGCATCCAGTCGGCGGTCAAGACCGGCGTCAACGCCGTCATCGGATTCATCAACGTGATGATCCGTGCGTGGAATGCGTTGGACTTTGAGGTTCCAAAGGTCCGTGTGCCCGGCACCGGACTTGAGTTCGGTGGCTTCAACGTGGGCCTGCCCGATATCCCCGAAGTTCCCAAACTTCACTCTGGTGGCATTGTGCCGGGTCGTCGTGGGATGGAAGTCCCGGCGATCCTTCAGGCTGGTGAAGTTGTGTTGACGGCCGCTCAGGCTGCCGCAATGAACAAGCCGGGCCACACTTTCAACATTACGGTAAATGAGTCTGGTGCCAGCGCTTCCGACATTGCTCGGGAAATTGCATGGCAGATGAAGACGATGGGACGGTAACCAATGGCTGTAGGCAGTCTTATTACTCAGGATTACAACATTGAGGTCAACGAGACACTCCTGCTCGGCCCCGGGACCCCCTATGACATCATCAACATCGAAGGTCTTGACCTGCCCGGTATTCGTACTGGGGATGTCGCTAAGACTCTTGCTAACGGGTATTGGTCTGGCAGCGACTTGCTGGAAGGCCGCACAATCACGATTGAAATGACCGTTTCGTCTTCCGACGATGCCACTCAAGCAACCAATCTTGATGCCCTGATTTCAGCGTTCGGGCCTACCGGCTCAGAACGTTCCGTCGTGTTCAAGTTGCCCGGCTTTGTTAGCCGATTCGCTAACTGTCGTGTCCGCAAGATGGCCGTCCCTGTCAATTGGGACTACCACTACCGGCTTCCCAAGGTCACCGTCGAACTGTTTGCCACCGACCCGTTGCTCTATGCAACGTCGCTTGGTGGCGGA